AATCGATTCCTGCGGCTCCTATATTATCATATATAAAACCAGTTGTCGCCGATTTTTTGTCAGGTGCCACATAATTTCCAGTTGAACCAGTCATTTTTAAAAAAACTTCGACCATGTCGGAGCCATGAGTTTCTTTTTTTATTCCAAGAGATTTAAGATATATTTTGTTGTCGTCGAATGGTTTGACATGACTGTAATTTTCACTGACATAACCAATGGTTGTCAGTGGCACTCCTGATCCCGAAGCAACTGTTTGAAAAGCGTCTAAATAATATTTTTCTTTATTAAATTCTCCGAAATAATCAACTGACAACACTTGTTCGCTCGATGCAAATCTTGAATCCGAATTTCCATTCATCAATGCCCCTCGGACAGCATGTGACTCAAAAGGAAATTCTATTGAAAAGAAAGAAGCGACGGGTCGGATAGAAAGTGGTTCTATAATGCCATTGAAACTATAGTTCTCTGCTTGATTTTCGTCGCTTGTTATGATTGGAAAAGTGATGACTTTTTTTAAAGTTTTTCCAGGTTCCTGCGCCTCAATATATTCTTTTGGGTTAAAATAATCTATTTCTATATAAGAATTTTCTGATATTATATCTAGATCGTTTATTCCATAGGCTTTTGGCCTAATGATATGACCAGAGGTGCCTGCAGATATTTTGACAAGGCCTGTTGTATATTTTTCTTGAGTTATTTCAACGCCTTGTCTATATTTGTCTATTTCTTTTGTTGATATACTCGAAGAATTTATACCAATCGATCTTTGAATGATAAGAGGACCTTCATCGAAAGCCCTTAAATTAATGGCGTCGTATTCTTGTATGGAAGAATAAAAATTTTTTCTAAAGATGCTCATGATATACAGCCATTAATATTTTGAAATATTTCCTGCTATTTGTTGGGACAATAAAACATCTCTTATGCGACTACGCTGGGAATCTCCTAAATATATTTCGCTAGATTGATATTCCAATTTGTGCCTTTCCAACAAGTGTGATTCTATAACAAAATTTGTGCCTTTGAATTTGGTTTTACGTGGAACCAATTGTTGTATGAAAGTACTGATAGATGCATCAAACCATCTATAAAATTCAAAAAAGTTTCTAAAATTTAATTTATTCTTGATTCTATTAAAATATACGTTGCTTAATTTTTCCAATTCTGGATAATCAGAAGAATATAGTAGTTCTGGGCTGCCTATGGCATTGGCCATAAAGTCTAGATTGGAAAACATAGTAACTATGTCTTTATTCAAGGAGTCTATTAACGAAAATTCTATAGAAAATCTAGGATCGTCTAGCGGCACTTCATTTGGAGGTATTTCATAAAGCGGTGCCATTGTTGCCCAAGGTGAATTTTTTAAATAATTTTCGTCCTGAAAGCTTCTTATCCTTATTTTTTCACTTGAAGAATATTCATCAAAATATGGAGAAATGTAACTATAGCTGGTGACATCTCCTATCATGACTTTTTGAGCACTTGGGAACCCGGAACCAGTCATATAGAAATTATTTTCGCTAAAATCTAAAAATTTGACTCCACCACCGTCGTCAGACATTCTGTCTTTTTGTTTTTCAAAAGATCGAAGTCTTAATCTTTCAAAGGATCCGTCTTTGTTAGTGACATAGTTGTAATTGGTCAGGGGATCTTCTATTCCAAATGATCTATAATTTCTAACATGTTCTATCCATTCTTCTTCCGTTAGTCCCTTGGACCAAAATCTGACATTGCTTAATTGACCTTCAAAATTAACAGTTCTTGCCAATTCAGGAGCCATAAAAGAACTATTTAAAAAATAAAATCCACCGACTGGCACCTGCGGATCATTTCCTATGACCAAACGGGAACCCGAAGCATTGGCTGTGGCGTCTATTAATCTAAAAACATTGCCTTCACTTGAAAATTCTTCTTTAAAGAATGATGAAGTCAAATATGACTTTGTTATTTCTCCTGAACTTTGGGATGCTGCCCGCAAAAAATATGAAGAAGAAATTTCGCTTAATATGGCATCATTCCTGAGACAACCCACAGAAATATTCCATTTTTCTCCATCAAATATATCGACATCTTTTAATGACAGTTGCAATAGAGGGGAATTAATTCCCATTCCGGGTCTAATATAGGCACTAATTGTTTTTTCTTTCAAAGAGGCCACAACGTTTAAAACAACACCTGGTTGGGTGTATGACAATGAACCTGTCGTCTGTAACCTCATTAAGGACTGATTGTTTGAAGAAAGTCTTTTTATGTTGTGATTATTGTATTTATAAAATCCTTCGTATGTCCACGAACCGGAGGTTAATAAACCATCACTTTCATAGGTTGAAATTCCATTAGAGAATGGCCCTACAGCTGGTGGATATCCAGGCTCAATTCGAGAGGAATACAAAAATGGAGAAGTAACAATGGATTCTGGATAGAAATCGACAACAGCCATTGGTTCACTTCTGGTTTCCCTGGTTGTGCCCAGTTGTCGAAGGGAAGGTCCGCCAAATTCTCTAATTCTTAAGCTATTTTCTGGGTCTATGCCCACAGATCTCAAGAAAGAGCGTATGCTGTGTTGAGTTCCTTTAGATTTTAGTACGTCGGGCATGTTGATCAACACTCTTCTCAGTAATTGAGTTTGAACACTCTTCAAGGAAAAATCGCTAATTCCAATTTCGTTAATATCTTCACCATCGACGTATTGTTGTATGTTCGAACTATTAAACAAGGGTGGCAAATACATGCCATATGATCTAATAAAATTATTTAAAAAATTGTCAGGAACATTCTCGTAACTAGCATATGACACGGTCTTTAAGGTCTTCATTGCATCAATGAAAATTTTTATCTCGTCAAAAAATTTTGCCCAAATGTATAAGAATGTCAGCATTATCTGGGTAGATCCTAAGGATCCTTGTCCAGGAATTCCCTCTCCTCCATAAACATCACCTATTGAACCTTCAACTGAAGTATTGGCATATCCTTCGCTGAGTGCCCCCTCCCTCAGGTAATGTCTAGGTATAAGTTTTGTTATTGTATTTGGATTTTGTTCATCGTAATAACTGGCTGATGCCAATATTTCGCTGTTGAGGGCTGCTACTTCAGGATTGTATGGAAAAAGTATTTTTTTGAATTCAGCTTTTTCATTGACCATTGGGCTTAGTTGATCATTAGTTGCGGATCTCCTCAAAGAGACATCAAAATTTGAAATCAAAGAATGCAAGGAATTTCCAGAACTGTCTAACACAATCGAATTAACGGGGTCATTTATGTTGGCTGCCAATAAAGTTGATGGTTCGTTGAACCTATAATATAATTTTAATGTATCTGGTGAGGCGTAGAGACCTTTGGATGCTAAAAGTTGTTGTTGTTGGACATTTCTATAGGAGTGAAAGATCCTGAATTCATCTAGAGTACCGCTAAAAGTTTGTAAAGGATTTACAATTGCGCCATCGCTATAAAAGCAAGATCCAGAACCTATAAACAAACTAGAGACATCGTTGAATTCACCTATATTAATTATTTTTTTGCTCTCTCCTGCCAATTTTTCATCAACATAGAATTGCAATAAATTATTTTTATTTTCCCTATTCAAAGAAGCACAAATATGATTAAATTTGCCTTTGTTAAGTGTAGCCTTTACTGTATTTTGAGAACTGCCTGATATTATATCGAATATTCCTGTTACAGTTTCTCCAATTGAGGAGTCAAGATGCAGTGTAAATCCCTGTAATAAATCCGATGATAATTTTTGTAAAATAATTTGTTTGTTGTTTGGTTCATTAGGTAAAAAAACATGGGCTTCTATTGTAAAGGATTTTTTAGAAGGTGGATTTAATACGCTTTCACCAGATTTATTTTTGGAAAGATCTGGGTAAAGAGCCCCCATAACGTCTTTTACTTCAATCCAAGTTCCTAATTTTTCGGCATATCCATTTTGTGGATCTTCATTGATCGCTGTTCCAGAAAAATGAAGTTCACCACCAAATACTGGGAATTTATCATACAGCCATTTCTCAAACCCTCCCATCCTTTCAAAAAAATGCTCAACTTCAATTCTAGTGCCATCAAATGGATAACCATTTATTATTTGATCAAAGGCGACATTCGTTTTTACTTCTGCTGAATTAAAAAATGTATGATTTTCAAATTTAGACCAATCTAAATTTAATTGTTGCGTATTTTTTAACGGAGAATCAATCGGATCATATTTGAATGAAGAAGTTGACTGTATGTTTGTATTTGCCAAATCCGCAAATGTCAGCTGTTGTGGTCGGGCATCCGACAACGAAGTCTTGATAAATGAAGGAATGTATGGTGAATTATTTTTGGTCGTCATGATTAATATTGTGGATTTTTAACTCTAAATGTAGAGACATTTAGATATTTTTGTTGGGTACCATCGACCACTATCATCAGATCTATCGAATAAACTCGGGAAGATATCAAAGAAGATGTGTTAAAAATAAAATACATTCCTTTAGAATCACTAGAGACTTTAGTGCTCCTGTATGTGGGATCAAAGGGTATTATATATTCATTGGTTGTAGCGTCCTTAATGGCATAATAAACTTCTCTTAATGCTAGACCAGGCAAAACAAAAGGCATTTTTTTTGCAATTATCAGGGGGTTATTTTCATCAAAAATATTGACCCTGACGTTGACGTCTTCATCGGTGGCATAATCTGAACTTGTTGTGATGGCAGATACGTTATAGCGACTTGGCGACAATCTATAAGATAATCTTTTGGAAGGCAATGCTATAATAGTGCTGCCCGTAACATAGGTTGTCGTCCTATCCAAAGATTGCCAAATAGGTGTTAATTTAACAGAACCTGATTGTTCTAATTTTAATTTTATATTAACATCACTCAAGGGTATCGTAACAGGTGCCGAATATATGCCAGTAGCGTAATTTTTGCCAAAAGAATACTGTGAACCTGTGAAGAACAAAGAATAACTACCAACGCCAGAAACTTCAGTCTTTAGTTCCAACAACAAACAATTAGATCCGGACACGGAAAAGCTAGCAGACATCAAGTTGTCGAGCTGATCGTGGGAATAATTATAAAGAAATAAATTAGAAGAAGAGTCCAAATAAAGATTGGAAGAATCGTCCATTATCGAATCGTCAAATCTAACCAACAAACTAGGGCGCTTGGACTCGTCATAAGACTGAGAACTACCAAATCTTTTTACAAAATAAGTGTGATTGTTGGACTCAATGTCTTCGCTATAAGATATTCTAAAACCAGAATCAGGTATATCTCCCATCAGGGTTGCAGATACTATCTTTGTAACGTCCACCAATAAATCTTCTTCACCTGTTTTAAAATATTGATAAACCAAAGTGTCAGCAACAAGACTGGAACCAGTAATGTAATCACCTGGATTTGATGAAAAACAAGGTAATGAACAACCTTCGGACAACCACGCTAAATCTTTGGATGCAGATATAAAATTACATCTGTCTAAGTCAGCATAATAAGTAGTGTCTTTTCCAAAACCTTCATCGAAGGAGCCAGACAACGGGAATACATTTAGCGTAAAATTATTAGGAGTAGGTTGTCCACCATAAATGTCCCTTAATCTCAAATGACACAAAAAACTATCGGCCGATATGTCAATTTTGCCGTTAGAAACCAATTCTCTCAATGGGTCTAGGTCGAAATGTAATAAAATTCTAGATAGTTCAGTCTGTGGAATTTTCACATTTCCACTAATCAATTGCGTCATTCCATAAATCTTAAAAAGATCCAGGGAACCGGCCTGGCCTACGTTGCCACTGACAAGTTGAACACCATTAAAATATTTATTGGTAATATACGTGTCTTTGTCACAATGCAATATACGAAACATTAGTTTACCACCTTGGATATGATATCTACGTCAGGATATCGTATTTCAAATATTCCACCTGGCGGCGGGAAAAGTATTTGTCTTTTTGTATAGCTTTTCACATCATGAATGACATCACTATATGCCAAATTGTTGACTGTTCCATAAACATTAACAAATGAAACATTATCGACTGCCACCACGCCACTAACAGTGAAAATAGAATTAACAACATTGGAAATTATGATTGGTTGATCTATGTACATCTGTGTCAACTTAAATTGATTTTTTAATTTTGTTAGTATCTCTGAAAGTATGGTGCTTTTATTCAATGAAGGATCCAAAACGACAGTGAATTTTAATTGCAAATTAACAACCCTGGCATCGAGGATGTCGATGGCATCAGATATCATCCTATAAGAATTTAAATATTTTTTAATATTAACTTTCAAGGTGTCTGGCGATAAAATCAATCTGCTGGAATTATCACGAGATATAATATAGACTTGGGTTGACAGGGGGTTGTGAGGATTGGAAGCAATAGCGGCCCTAAATACTCTACCAAAATTGGCCGGCATCGTGTATATCCTGGCCAAAAGATCTTCTTTGGTCACCATTCTCTCTTGGGAATTTTTAATATTTGGAACCAATGCAAGCAACTGGTTAACAGTCATCGCATTTTCTCCACCTGAGGCAATTTCTCTATTGGAAACTTCTAATGTATTCCTTACCTTGCTGCTTGCGGAATTGGTGGGATTCAAAGGAAAAATTATATTTAATGAAGAAATAGTTTTTATTGATCCGACGGCGACATTGTGGGACAAACCACCACCGGCTCTATATTTTACAGTTAAGATTGAATCTGAGGAAGACAAGCCAAGAGTGCTGGTTTTCAACAGTTGCTCGGGATTGATTGGCAACCTTGAAATTGTTTTTGAATAAGGAAATGAAATTGCGAAATCTGAAGGATCGGGTATGGCATCATCTTCCACAGTATTTGCATTTCCTCCACCCATCGTCAAAGTTGTAGATCGGGTATCAATCGATACAGTCTTAATAAATCTATATGGTGCAGGAATCACTCGCAAACCATCCTTGACCAAAGAACTATCGCTAGAACTATTCAAAACATTTTTATAAACAACATCGTGGGACAAAGCGCCTACTTCATAATAAACGTTTCCAAAATCATCGTATACACTTATTATTTCCGTCACGTTGTTATTAGACAAATTTATTTGCCTAAATGGAATAAATCCACCCATCGAAAATGTTTCAGTATACTCCTTGCCTGAAATGCAAAGACCATCTAACGACAAATAATAAGAAATAACCTGTCCATCAACGACCTTAGCAATGGTCATGTCTACCGCAGGATTAAGAATATAACTTGAGCCACCCATGGGAACAATGGCAAAGGCTATATCTTCTGTTAATGTAAAAGTAATACCACTGTCTGAACTAAAAACCGTGCCTTCTTTTATTATTGGTAACAAAGAAACATCGGGCGTCGCGTCGTCCGGATTTTTTACAGAAACCTCTATGTAGGCTGTCACCTTGACTATAGAAGGTGATGCCCCGGAAATATTTATGCCAGAATTTATTATATTTCTCTCTATGTTGTTGGTTTCTATGGCAGTATCGTAATTCATCTCACCATACAAATGATCCATATAAAAAGACATATTGTCGCCAATATAAGCGGCCATGTCTAAGAACAAGCCTCCGACAGACGAATCAGAAAAATCCTGTATTTGATTAGGATAGTATTGTCGAGCATAATCCAACAAGGTGGCTCGCAGAGAATCAAAATCCCTGGCCAAATATCTCCTCTGCTTGACTTGAACAATGTTTGTTTTAGGATCTATAGCCATGTCGATTCTTTCCTATGCTTGCTTTTATAAAACATATAAAACCATTTGTAGCTTCTTATTATTGACATTTATTGAAGGTATATTATAAGTTATCGTTATCCTGAAGACGCCAGTGCTGCTATTTTCAAGCCTATCAATCTTGGACATAAAATCAACAAGATCAACATATGGCATCCACCTATCAACGGCCGCTTTAATCCTAACAACAGCCTCATTGTCAAAAGAGGTCTGAGAATTTAGTTCTGTCGTTAGTGGCTTCAAATTTGCACCTAAATAATATTGTCCTAATCTTTCTCCCCAGTTGGTCAATAATAAATTTCTAAGATTGTCAGAAACCTGCGACTCAAAATCGTAACTCATGGTCAACAATCCATTGGTGGTGCTCAATTTCAAGGGTGTTCTAATTCCTATGGGCAAAGGATCCTTGGAATTTTTTTCCAAAATAGAGCTTAGTTTTGAATTGGTCTGCCCTACGCTTTTGAAACTTATCGTCGCCATACCAATTTATGTATTCTTGTTTTGAAAAAACCAACCAACATACGAACAGCATCATTTTATGATGGTGTCTATTGTCTCTAAATTACACCACCCAACAAAAGTCCTAGTAAAACTTTTTTTCCACTCGAGATCATTGAGCGAAGGAGAAGCAGCAATAAAGCCATTATTGAGTTTTTCAGCCTTTGAATCGTCATATCGATCATGATCACTTTCTTGATCCAAAAATGGCGTCAAAGAATAAAGGGATTGTTTGTCTATGTAACGAGCATAATACACTATCTTTACAGGGTTCTCATTCTTCATGGTGCCGGCACCGCCATCGGCGGTAATCATCAGTGGATTGCCTTCTTGGTCGCAAAATAATCCATCGAGATAGCCGTCGATACACATGGCGGCATGATGCAATTCTTCATGGTTATCAATTGTAGCCATATACAGAATGTCGCCAGGCCTCGGACGACGCCCCTGGCATTTTTTAAAGTCATCAGCAGGCTTGTAATTTAAACTGTCCCTGGCCGATTGTTTTCCGTCCTTGTCATCTTCTGTCGAATAATCCGTTGACAGACCGTCGGTCGTTGCATCGATCCAACAATTATAAGCATAGCCCCAATATTGTGCATTGCCACCACCAGCAAGGGAGAAGGAGATATTGGGAAATGCGGATCCGGGTGGATACTTGGCCTTGTATTTATAAGAACCATCGCCTTTTAATCTCCTAATCACCCAACCAGGCAAAAAGTTGCAGCCCGTCGTAGAAGACGGTGTTTCTTTGGATAGCTTGATCGCTTCCGCCTGCTTTGCATTGGCATTGCTTGTATTTACCGCTTGCGCTGCGTTCCACGCATCTTTATTAAATACGAACGTGCCGTCCGCGGTGGGCATGTATGTCGGATTGTCAGTGCCAAAGTCCTTGATTTGGCCCGAATCGAACTCCGGCGGCGGGATCGAGGAGCTTGCGTTCGGGGACTGGGTCCAAGTCCAGTATTGTTCTTTTTTTTGAT